GCGTGCATCTGAACACCCGGTCGTTTGCCAAGCATTCGGCGCTCAACGAGTTCTACGACGCCATCGTGGACTTGGCCGACAAGTTTGCCGAGGCCTATCAGGGTCGGCACGGGCTGATTGGCCCGATCACCTTGATGAGCGCCAAGAAAACGGGCAACATTGTGGAGTTCCTTGAGGACTCGCTGTCCGAGGTCGAAAAGATGCGCTACGACGTGTGCAAGAAGGACGACACGCCGATTCAGAATATCATCGACGAGATCGTCGGGCAGTACCTGTCCACGCTCTACAAGCTCAAGTTTTTGGCGTGATTGAGCTAGGCGGCCAAGTAGGTGAACTGCGCTTCACCGTTGAAATCAAGCGCAAAGACACCGGCAAGGTCGAGCAGTATGAGCTTGTCGGTTTCATCGATGAAGACAAGCTGAAGGAGCTTCAAAGTGGCGGTAACTCACTCGACGGCAGCACGCAACGCTGCGACTGACGCCGTTACGGCGCTGATTGGCGCCAACGGTCGGTTGGCGTTTCGCCTGACCGGCACGGTGAGCGCACCGGGCACGGTGGTGGCCCTGCTGCCCCTGAGCGCTACGGCGTTTGGCGCATCTTCCAGTGGCACAGCCACGGCCAACGCCATCACCAGCGATACCAACGCGACGGGCAACGCCAGTGCGGTGGCCACGGCCACGCTGCAGACCAACGCCGGCACGGTGGTGATCCACTGCGCGGTGGCGGCCTCGGGCTCAGACATCAACATGACCAACGGCCTGACGGTCGCGGCGGGTGACACCGTGTCCTGCTCCAGCCTGACCTACACCGCACTGAGCGCGTAATCATGGCGCTGCCAAACGACTCAATCACCGTCACCCCGGGTACGGGAGCGACGGTTGCCACGCAGTTGGTGTCGGGCAAAGAGTACCAAGTCATCATGGTGGCGATGCCGGATGGGAACATTCAAGGCAGCTTGCCGCAGTACCGCCTGATTTGCCCCAGCCAAGCGGTAGGCGCAAACAAGGTATTTCTTGATCTGTTCAATGCCACTGGTAGCGGCGTATCGCTGCGCGTCCTATCTGCTTTCTGCTACGTGGATAACGACACGGCAGTCACCGGTACGCTGGGTGTTGAAGTCAGCCTGACGCGCACTTCAGCAGTTGGCACAGGTGGCACCGCTGCGACGACAAACGGCACCTCGCTGACAGCTATCACACTCAGTGCGATGGATACCGCCAGTGCAGCGTTGTCGGCCAGCGTAACGGCAAGGTCGGCCCCCACTGGCGGCGCTACTGCTGGCGCAATGGTTGGCCAGCGCTGGGTTTTCACCGAGGAAACATCCGCACCATCCGGTATCGCAGGCACCTTGGGCGCGGAGTTTGTTCGCAACGAAGGCGCGGACCTGATCGTGCGTGAGAACTCGGGAGTGCGGTTTGTTCAAGGCACCGTGGCCTCGGTTGGTAACTTGGCGTTCGAGATCACTTTCGAGGTGTTCTAAGCCGTGCTGCTGCCGCTGCTTCTTGGTCAGGGCACGGCAGGGCCGGTAACGCACAACACCAGCGGGGCGTTAACTGGCCCCGGCTCAAACATTGCGGGTGCGGCTGCTCGCGTAGCCGGGGCCGTCACTCACGCCACCAGCGGCACGCTGGCTGGTCAAGGTTCGACCGTTGCCGGGTCATCGGCACGCTTCCGGGCGTTTGCCACCAGCGGCACGCTCACTGGCCAAGGCTCCACGGTCACCGGCAGCGCAGCGCGTGTAGGTGGCCCTGTCACCCACGCCACCACTGGCACCCTGTCGGGCCAGGGCACCACGCTGGCCGGGGCGGCCACACGCTTCCGGGCCTTTGCTACTAGCGGCACGCTCACAGGCCAAGGCTCAGCGCTGGCCGGCAGTGCTAGGCTCAATCGTCCGCACGCTACCACGGGCGCTCTTACAGGCCCCGGATCGGCTGTGGTGGGCAGCGCGGCCCGTACCCGAGCGCACGATGCCTCTGGTGTGCTGTCCGGCGCTGGGGCCATCATCGTCGGCAGCGCGGCGCAAACCATCACTCACGTCACCAGCGGTGTGCTGGTGGGTGACGGCGCGGCTGTTGTGGGCACCGCCGCCCGCATCTCGTTGTACCCTGACCCGTCTGACGTCCGTGCGGGCGTACAATATGGGCCGGGTGGCATCTATACAGGCACCTTGACCGCTGATCCTGTCGAGTTGAAAATCGGCTTGCGGTCTTTCACCGGGAGATTCTGAATGGCAATCAACCTCAAAGCTGTCACCACTCGGTTGGGGTACCAGCAAATCACGTCGCTGTCTTCGGCCACCTACTTGACAGTCCCCCAGACTGATCTGAATGGATTGGCCTGCAAGCCGACCATTGCCATCATCGTGGCTGAGGGTGCAGCAGTGCGCTGGCGTGACGACAACACGGCCCCTACCGCGACGGTGGGCATGCCGCTGGCCACAGGCGTCACGTTCCAGTACGACGGCGATCTGAACCAAATCCGGTTCATCGAACAGACTGGCACCGCCAAGCTGAACATCTCTTACTACTCGTAAGGAGCAGTCATGGTCACCTACGGCGACGGCGGCAGCATCGATCCTGCCAAGTTCCTCGACTACATCGCCCAGCAGTTTCCGACTGATCTGGCCAACCTGATCAAGACCCGCGACGAACTGGCCAAGCGCCAAGGCGCGATGAGCGCGGTCGAGAAGGCCAACAAGGACCGCGAAAAGGCCGCTGCCGAACTCGATGCGGCCACCGCCAAGGCATCGTCCATCTTGGCTGACGCGCAAGCTGAAGCGCTGAAGACGCAGGCCAAGAAGGCCGATGTTGACGCCCGCGAGGCTGTTTTGACGGAGCAGTTGGCTGCGTTCAACACTGACGTTGCGGCCAAGACCACGCATCTGATGCAGCGTGAGCAGCAGGTCGCCAACCGCGAGGCTGCGGTTGCCGAACGTGAAGCTGACTACGCAGCCAAGGCAGCAGCGCTGGAGTCCAGCCGCGCAACGCTCGACGCCCGTATCAAGGCGTTCCAAGACAAGGTCGCCGCGCTTAGCGTGTGAGGTAGCACATGCCTACAGTATCCCTTTCCGTTTTTGGTGGGGTAGGTGCCCAGTTTTTTGACAACAACGGCACTCCGCTGGCGGGCGGAAAAATCTACACCTACGAGGCCGGCACGACTACTCCACTGGCAACGTACACGTCAAGCTCAGGTGCTGTAGCGCATACCAACCCAATTATTTTGGATTCCGCAGGACGAGTTCCGTCTGGCGGTGAAATTTGGGTTGCGCTTCAGTTGTACAAGTTTGTTTTGAAGACTGCGACTGAAGTAACAATTGCCACCTACGACAACGTAGGCAGCAACTTTAACGCAGCGTCCATCATCGCCAATTTCACGGGCAACGGTGCAACAGTTGCATTTAGCTTGGCAAGCGCCCCTGCCAGCGAAAACACGACCAATGTGTACATCAATGGCGTGTACCAGCAAAAGAACACGTACTCTGTTGCTGGGACTACTCTGACTTTTTCTGAAGCGCCTCCGGTTACTTCAAGCATTGAAGTCAACTACGTTTAAGGAGCCACTGTGGCTGACAAAAAGATTTCTGCACTTACCGCCGCAAGCACGCCGCTTGCGGGCACCGAGGTTTTGCCGATTGTTCAGTCAAGCGCCACAGTGAAAGTTGCTGTTGACGATCTGACTGTGAAAAACGTACGGTCAAACGCCACCACAGGCATTTTGCAGATTACCGGCCCAGGAGTTGGAACGACGCGCGTAATGACTACGCCGAACGCTAACTTCACCGCAGCCCGCACTGACGCGGCGCAGTCGTTTACTGGCGATCAAACACTTGCCACAGGCAATCTGATCCAAGGCACTGCTGCCAAAGGCTTTAACTTCACCGCCAACACCCCCGCAGCGGGGATGACGAGCCAGTTGCTAAACTGGTATGAGGAGGGGACGTTTACGCCAACCGTGCAAGGAACAACTACCGCAGGAACCGCGACGTACGATTTTAGAATTGCACGCTACACAAGAATTGGGCGCATGGTGCAAATTGAAATTGCTATGCAATGGAACAGCGGCACAGGAACTGGTAATCTGATTATAGCAGGTTTGCCTTTTACTGTTGCTGCTAACTACGCTTCGTTAACGATAGGTAGAACAGACAGTCTTGCTTTAACGGCGGGAAACATTGCAACAGCATATGCTGACGCAAGTACGTCTAACATATCGTTGCGGCAATATCCGACAGGCGGCGGTGCTGAATCTGCTGTTCCGTATGACGCAGCAGCATTACTATTTATAGCCGGTTGCTATTCAGTTTGAGGAAAACAAAATGTCTTTAACAAAAGCAACCTATTCAATGATTGAAGGGTCGCCAGTTAACGTGCTTGATTACGGCGCTGATCCAACTGGCGTGGCGGATTCAACTGCGGCAATTCAGACTGCGTTTGATGAGAATATCAGTGTCTACGTTCCTGCGGGAACCTATTTGATTGATACGGTTTACCTGAATAACGCAGGGACTCATGTCATTGGTGCTGGAAAGCATCTAACGACATTTCAAATCAAATCCACTTCATCGCTTGGTATTGCACGAAAAGACTACGGCAGCCGACCGGACGGCACGATTGCAACGATGATGATCGGATTTGAACTATCCGATTTCGGCGTAGACATTACGAATATGCCAAACGCTGACACCAGCAAAGGCATCGCCATTGAGGACGGTTACGACCACACACTGCGCAATATCCGCATCATTGACCCTCTGGACGAAACTTCGTCGCGCTGGGGCCTTGAATTGGGCCGCGCGCTTTACACGACCAGCACCTACGACTGCTCGATTGGACGACTCAATCACAAGGGCAATATCGTAAATTCACCGTACAACTTCGGTACGACGGTCACGCACTACAAGTTGGACTCTTGGCACGTTCGCGGACGTGCATACCAGTATGTTTCGTTTTACATGCCGGTGATCCAAAAGGACGGCGACAAATTCGACCTCGACCAAGCCATCAGCAACTGGACGATGATCGGCGGTGATTACGAAGACAGCGGCAATTTCATTCGCGTTACGACTTCCGGCAGTGTTTCCAACATCTTCACCGCCGGCAATTCATTTAACGGGTTCAAGGGCACGCTGTTTGGCGGCGCGGCAGGCCGCCCGCAAGCATCGACAATCATGGATGAAGCGGTGCCTCAAGCGTCGCGCCCGATCACCAGCATTACGCGAGCTGGGTCGATCGTCACGGTGCAAGTGGACACAACGCTCGGCAACGGAATTTTCAAGTTCATGGCCCCCATCGCGGGTCAGTTCATCACCATCGCTGGCTGCGGCGCTCCGTTCGACGGCTTCTTCACGGTGGCAACGGCCAACGCTGTCGCCAATAGTTTTACCTACACGACGCCTACGAGCGGCGCGGCCACTGGCACGAATGGAACCGTGACGCCGGATTGGTCGGTTGGGTATACCTATTTTGCTCTTGGTCACAACAATCTGCTCTACAGCACTTCGGCTGCACAACTGTGGAACCGAGCCAATCAACAGGTCAGCGGCTACACGCTACACAACACGGCTGCGCTTTTCCGTGGTGATGAACTTGGCTCGTTTGCTCCACCAGCGTCTAATGTCTGCTATACCTCCCAGCCGGCGGTAGACAACTATTTTCCTTTTATTTGGCGCAACGCAGCAGGTACAACGGTCGGTTTCATTTCTTGCGATGCGTCCAGCACCAACTACTCAACGAGTTCTGACTACCGGTTGAAAACCAACGTCGCACCTATGTCAGGTGCATTGGCAAGCGTAATGCAGCTCAAGCCTTGCACATTCCAATGGAAGGACGGAGGACAGGCCGCTGAAGGGTTCATCGCGCACGAACTTGCCGAGATCATTCCGAGCGCCGTGGTTGGCCAGAAGGATGATGTATGGCCCGATGGCACGATGAAAGCCCAAGGCGTAGATTCATCGTATGTAGTGGCGCGGCTTGTGGCGGCTATTCAAGAACTCAAGCAGGAGTTTGATGCTTACAAGGCGGCGCACCCATGATTCAATCTTGACCCCGCGCCTTCTTAGCGCATAATCTGAAAACCGTACTGGCCCGGTAGACCAGGGCTCCACATGAGCAACCATGACTGAAGAAGTCCAAGTCCTAGCGGAAGTAGACTCCGCGCCGGCACAGGCAGCAACGGCTGCGCCTGAAGTCGAAGCAAGTTCGCCGGAAGTAGCTGAGAACCAAGTCGAGCAGACAGCAGAGGAGAAGAAGTTCTCTCAGGCTGAGATTGACGCGATGATCAGCAAGCGCCTTGCAAGAGAGCAGCGCAAGTGGGAACGAGAGCAAGCGGCCAAGTTTGCAGAGATGCAAACCCGGCAGTCTGCGCCAAAAGATGTTCCGCCAGTTGATCAGTTTGAGTCTCCTGAAGCCTACGCCGAGGCGCTGGCTGTCAAGAAGGCCGAAGAACTGATTGCCTTGCGAGAACAGCAAAAGGCTCAGGCAGCGATTGCTGACGCCTACCACGACAGAGAAGAAGAGGCCCGGAACAAGTACGACGACTTTGAACAGGTCGCCTACAACCCGAGCGTCCGAATCACTGACGTGATGGCTGAGACGATCCGCGCTTCTGATGTTGGCCCTGATGTAGCCTACTACCTCGGAGCTAACCCCAAAGAAGCGGACCGTATCTCGCGCCTCTCGCCGTTCTTGCAAGCAAAAGAAATTGGGAAGATTGAGGTCAGGTTGACCGACAATCCGCCCGTTAAACGAACCACATCTGCGCCAGCACCAATCACACCTGTAACGGCCCGTGGCAGCAACAACAACCCGTCATTCGACACGACTGACCCGCGTTCCATCAAGAACATGAGTACGTCGGAGTGGATTGAAGCTGAACGAGCCCGCCAGATGCGTAAGTTGCAGGCCCAGGCTTCTCGCTAAGATTTGAAAGGACTCAATCGTGGCTAATAGTATTCTGACCATTGACATGATCACCAGGAAGGCCCTGGAGATCCTGGAAAACAACTTGGTGCTCACGCGCAACGTGAACCGCCAGTACGATGACAGCTTCGCTGTCGAAGGGGCCAAGATCGGCTC